ACCCCCCCGGTAGGAGTCCCAACTTAATGTTGCAAAAAATTATTTTTCGTGTACATTTGCGGTAACGGTTAACAACCTGCGTACATCTATGACAGTAGTGCTTCATCCAGAAGTTGGAATACCCCTATCTGTGGACATGTCCTATGCAGATCTCCGCGTTCGTGCGGAAGCGGCCTGCAATACTGCGTTATATTTGTCCGAACATGGGCTAGACATAGCGCCAGACAAGGGTGATAAGACCGTAGCAGCAGGTCTAGCCGTGGAATACGCCGAAGATCCTATAAAAACATCTAAGAAAGTGAGCAACCCCAAGGCTGCTAAGATGACCCCTGCCTCATTAGTGCTTACTAACAACATCTTGCAAGAGTTTGGGCAGTCTGTAGCCGAGAGTGCTACCCAGATACGCCACCTTGTAACCAATAAGCTGCTACTAGAGTCAGAGAACCCAGACCCACGGGTAAGAATCCGTGCCCTAGAGCTGTTAGGTAAGATTTCAGACGTTAGTTTATTTGCAGAGAAGTCAGAAGTGACCATAACGCACCAGTCTACGGACGATCTACGTGCCAAGTTGCGTCAAAAGCTAGAGAAGTTAGTCAATCCGCCCGAAGAATTGGGTGCACCCATCATATTTGAGGGAAAAGTTATTGACGTGGACGCAGAATTAGGGTTGACGCCTGAAGAACCCGAGATATACGAAGAGTATGACGATGAGTGAGGTCGCTTTAGACTTTACAGAAGAAGAAATCCAAGTGATGTTGGATAATCTGGACGACTATACCCAAGATGAAGTCCTTGAGATCGACAAACTGGTCAATGAGCTGGATTCCCGTAAGAAAAACAAGTTAGCGTACGACGACCTGATAGAGTTCTGCAAGGCGATGATGCCTGAGTTCATTGTGGGTAAACATCACCGCATATTGGCTGACATGCTGATGGCGATTGAGGGTGGGGACAAGGATAGAGTATGCGTAAACATACCCCCACGTCACGGTAAGTCCCAGTTAGTGTCTATCTTTTACCCAGCGTGGTATTTAGGGCGGAATCCTAATAAAAAAGTCATGATGGTGTCGCATACTACTGATTTAGCTGTAGATTTTGGGCGTAAAGTACGTAATTTAATCGGTGTAGACGCCTATAAAGCGGTGTTTCCTACGGTCGGTTTGGCCTCTGATTCCAAGTCTGCAGGTCGGTGGAACACCAGTGTAGGGGGCGAATACTACGCTTGTGGGGTGGGTTCAGCCCTTGCTGGACGTGGTGCTGACCTGCTTCTGGTGGATGATCCGCACTCTGAGCAAGACGTTATTAACGGTAACTTCTCGGTATTTGAGAAGGCGTATGAGTGGTACACGTTTGGGGCACGTACGCGTTTAATGCCCGGAGGGCGGGTAGCGATTATCCAAACCCGTTGGCACATGGATGACCTGACAGGTCGTGTTGTGCGGGATATGGGAAACAACGAACGTGCTGATGAGTTCGAGGTGATCGAGTTCCCTGCGATCTTAGAGACCTCAGATAAAAAGACAGGTAAGCCTGTACAGAAGCCGTTATGGCCTGAGTTCTTTGATTTGGAAGCACTGCTACGGACTAAGGCTTCTATGCCAGTCTTCCAGTGGAACGCTCAGTATCAGCAGGAACCCACGGCGGAAGAAGCTGCCATCGTTAAGCGTGAGTGGTGGAGTCGCTGGACAAAGGAAGACCCGCCCAACTGCGAGTATATTATCATGTCGTTAGACTCTGCTGCAGAGAAGCACAACCGTGCTGACTTTACGGCCCTGACGACATGGGGAGTCTTCTTTAATGATGAGGCCGAAGCGTACAACATCATCTTACTGAACAGTATTAAGAAGCGGTTGGAGTTTCCCGAGTTGAAAGAGTTGGCGTTGGAAGAATACGCTGACTGGGAACCTGATGCGTTTATCGTGGAGAAGAAAAGTTCTGGTGTGGCGATCTATCAGGAGATGCGCCGTATGGGACTGCCAGTACAAGAGTATACGCCTCATAGAGGATCTGGTGATAAATTAGCACGTTTAAATTCCGTCGCTGATATTGTAGCATCAGGTATAGTATGGATACCTGAAACTCGCTGGGCGGAGGAAGTAATTGAAGAGATTGCTGGATTCCCGTTTATGAGCCATGATGACTTAGTGGATTCGACAGTCATGGCGTTAATGCGTTTTAGACAAGGTGGTTTCATACGCTTACCAACTGATGAACCTGATGACATACGTTATTTCAAACAACGGCGTGGCGGGTATTACTGAGAGCATAAATTATGGCAATTGAAAAAGGTTTGTACGCGGCACCAGAAGGCATTGATGATCTACTCGAAGGCGAGATGATGGACGACGAGCTTGTTGGTGGAGAAGCATTAGAGATCGAGATCGTCGATCCTGAAAGCATTACGCTGTCCGATGGCAGTATGGAAATCACGTTAATCCCTGATGGCAATGAAGCAGACCTTATGGGGTTTGATGCCAACCTTGCTGAAGCGTTAGATGATAGCGAGCTGCAAGGGCTTGCACAGGATTTAGTTGGACTTATCGACGCTGACGTTGATAGTCGAAAAGATTGGGCTGATACGTTCGTCAAAGGACTAGACGTATTAGGGTTCAAGTACGAAGAGCGCACAGACCCGTGGGAAGGTGCCTGCGGGGTTTACTCTACTGTACTGGCCGAAGCCGCGATACGTTTCCAAGCAGAGACGATGAGCGAGACTTTCCCAGCCGCTGGCCCCGTACGTGTAAAGATCTTAGGAGCAGAGACACCCGAGAAAGCCGAAGCCGCTGAGAGAGTAAAAGCGGATATGAACTATGAGCTGACTGAGCGCATGGTTGAGTACCGGCCAGAGCATGAACGGATGTTATACAGCCTAGGACTAGCGGGGTCTGCGTTTAAGAAGGTGTACTTTGACCCTAATTTAGGGCGTCAGGTTGCTATCTATGTGCCTGCAGAGGACGTTATTGTGCCCTACGGCGCGTCCCATATTGAGACTGCAGAGCGTGTTACCCACGTCATGCGGAAGACCAAGAACGAGCTTAAGAAGCTTCAGGCTATGGGGTTCTACAAAGAGGTAGACCTCGGTGACCCACAGCCGTTTCATACAGACATCGAGAAGAGGAAGGCCGAAGAAGGTGGCTACTCTATTACTGACGATGATCGATATGCGATATACGAAGTCCATGCCGACCTTATTATTGACGGTATTGACGATGATGAAGACGAGATTGCGAAACCGTACGTTATTACGATTGAACGCGGTACGAACAATATCCTAGCGATTCGACGTAACTGGAGCGAAGAAGACCCGTTGATGTTGAAGCGTCAACACTTTGTCCATTACGTTTACGTACCGGGATTTGGGTTCTACGGCCTTGGGTTGATCCACATTATCGGTGGGTACGCTCGCGCAGGTACCTCGCTGATTCGTCAGTTGGTCGATGCCGGTACGCTGTCTAACCTTCCCGGTGGGTTGAAGTCTCGTGGCTTACGGATCAAGGGTGATGACTCGCCCATCGAGCCGGGGGAATGGAAGGATGTGGATGTACCGTCTGGTAGTATCCGCGACAACATTATGCCACTTCCGTACAAAGAGCCAAGCCAGACTCTTCTCGCCCTATTGAACCAGATTACAACTGAGGGCCGCCGGTTAGGGGCTATCAGTGATATGAACATATCTGACATGTCGGCTAACGCTCCGGTAGGAACGACGCTGGCGCTGTTAGAGCGTACGCTTAAGCCTATGGCTGCAGTACAAGCGCGTGTTCATTATGCCATGAAGCAAGAGTTCAAGATGCTCAAGACAATCATGTCTGAGTATGCACCTACCGAGTACGACTATATTCCCGTACGTGGAGAAGTTAGTGCTAGGGTAGCGGATTATATGATGGTGGACGTGATCCCCGTCAGTGACCCAAACAGCTCTACGATGGCGCAGCGGGTTGTACAATACCAAGCGGTACTCCAGATGTCGCAACAGGCTCCACAGATCTACGACCTGCCGCAGTTACATCGGCAAATGATTGAGGTACTGGGCGTTAAGAATGCGGATAAGTTGATTCCGACTGAAGACGATCTTAGACCCACTGATCCGGTTAGTGAGAACATGGATGCGCTGGTTGGAAAACCGATGAAAGCGTTCATTTACCAAGACCATGAAGCGCACATGGCGACCCACCAGTCGTTTATGCAAGACCCTATGGTTGCTCAGATGATTGGTCAAAACCCGCAGGGTCAAGCCATTATGGCGGCTCTACAAGCGCACTTAGCGCAACACTTAGGCTTCCAGTACCGCAAGCAGATCGAAGAGAAGATGGGCGCACCGCTCCCTGCACCGAACGAAGACTTGCCAGAAGATATCGAAGTTACCCTAGCACAGCTTATGGCTAAGGCTGGGACGCAACTTACGCAAGGTAAACAGCAGCAACAGGCACAACAGGCAGCGCAGCAACAAGCGCAAGACCCACTGTTCCAGTTACAGCAGAAAGAAGTGGCGATTAAAGAGCAGGAAGTACAGCTTAAAGCCCAGAAGAACGCTGCAGATATCCAGATCCGTATGTCTGAAGAGCAACGAAGAGGGCAGAAAGAAGCCATTGATTCGGCTATTGCTACGAAACGACTACAACTTGATAAAGAAGAACTTACGCTGGAAGCCCAAAAAGACGGGTTGAAGCTGGCGAAGTCAACGACTGAGAACACAGACAAACTAAACCTAGAACTGCTTAGGTTAATAGACCAACAGAATAAGGGTCAGTAATGGCTAAAACCGTCTTAGACGTGCTTAAAGATAAATTCGAGGAAGATAAATCCTCTGCACTACAATTTCTTGGAGGGGGTGGAGCTAAAGACTTCGCTCAGTATAAGGAAGTTACAGGTATGGTTCGGGGTCTCGAAGCCTGTATTAATTATGTAGAAGACCTCTCGCGCAATATGGAAGAGTATGATGAGTGAAGCAATAGAAACATTAACACCTGAAGAGATGTTAACACCTG